GATCTATTATTGTAGATAACCCAGCGGCTTCTGGTACGACTGTTGGTGGCTTTTCAACTGTGTCAAATACATGGTGGAGAAACCGAGCAAACGTAGCTATTGCCAACACTGCAACTGGTCAGGAGTTAATTGAAACTCTAAATACCGAAATGCGTCAGCTCAAGCGTTATGGTGGTAAGCCAGATATTGCTGTGTGTGGATCTTTATTCTTGGATCGTCTTGCAGACGAGTTAAGGAGAAACGGAAACTACACCCAAACTGGTTATGCGAAAACTAACAACATCGCAATGGGTGAGATTACTCTAAATGGACTTACTTTCCAGTATGATCCAGCATTGGACGATCTAACTGTTTCTGGCAAGAACCCAGACAAAAGATGTTACATTATCGATAGTAGCAAACTTTGTATGTATTACATGACAAATGAGAAGATGAAGCGGCATTCGCCAGCTCGTCCAGCTACTCAGTACGTTATGTATCGAGCAATCACTACCACAGCTAGTTTAGCCGCATTGCAGTTAAACTGTCATGGTGTGTACGAAATCGCCTAGCCTGTGCGATTTCAGAAGAACGAGGAGCGGAAATTATCTTCCCCGATATTCCGCTCCTCAATTAAGGAGGCAATTATGCCAAAGAAGAAACCAAAAAAGGGCGGAAGAGGATACTAATTTTGACATTAATAAGGAGGTCTTAAATGTATGATATATGTTCCTGTGTGGTGGCTTTAGGAGGGGATGTCCGACAGACAGTTCCCAAACCTATCGTTACAGTTCCAGAAATACTTTTATTGCAATCCATTCATGGTGGAGATGCGATCACTAATATTATTATAACTGGTCAAGAGAAAAGAACGGATGAAGGTATCCGAGATGAGCTTGGAGTTATGTATAAAGATGAGGTTGTTAATACCTTATTCGGTAATTTTAACGATCTTCCAAAAACACTTGACGAAGCAAAGATAGGAGATGAACTCCTTGATCCTGTTTGGAAAACAAACAGAAAAAATGCAGCAGAAAAAAGTTCAAAAAAGAAAGCAACTAAGAAACGAGCAAGGGATAGTGCCGGTCATTTTATTCCAGATGATCCGTCAACACCAGATGTTAATGAGGCTTATGTAGAAGGATAAAATGAGATGGCGAGAGGTGTATCACTAGGTAATTTGCTGACTGATCTCAGATCTGAGATTGGTCATTCTTTACAAGTAAGTCTGGGGAAAGCCTCTCGAGATCCTTTAATTAATCTATTACAAAGAACACAGAAAAGGCTATGGGAAGATTATAACTGGCCTTTTTTGAAGATTACAAAAGATCTAACAATAGCGGCTGGGCAAAGATATTATGATATTCCAGACGACTTAACTTTCGAGAGAATAACTCGGGTTGAAGTAAAGCATGGTTCTCAGTGGACAAAACTTCATTATGGAATAGCTGGTGCTGAATATAATAGCCATGATTCTGATGCTGGCGATAGATCGTCACCAACACAAAAATATGATGCGTATGGTACTGGTCAAATAGAGATATGGCCTATACCAGCTAACAATTCTAATGCTACTACTTTGGCGGATGTGGTTCGTATTCATGGTATTAAGAACCTAAGTGCTTTTGTTGCTGATGCAGATACCGCAGATCTTGATGACCAGCTTATCGTTTTATTTGCGGCGGCTGAAGTTTCGGCTCGGCAAAAACAGTCAGATGCTCAGAATAAGTTAGCTCAAGCTCAAGCTCATTATATGCGGCTCAAGGCCAGAATGAGTAAAAACGAGACATTTATTATCTCAGGAGGAGAAGCTCCAAGCACTTATAAAACCACAGGAATTGTATCGCCATTTCCAATCGTAGGAAGTTAAAATGCCTTATATTTTGGTTGAAGATTTCAGAGGTGGTTTAGACAACCGAAGAATGAATGTTACCAGTACACCTGGTACTTTGGTTACGCTCGAGAATGCTCATATTACAAGAGGTGGCGAAATAGAGAAACGACCAGCATTCGTATCTCTGGCAGACCTTCCAGCAAATACAAAAGGGTTAGCGGCTTCTGGAGGTCAAATTTACGTTTTTGGGAGTGTGGCATCGAGTGCTGTAACCTTTGCATCAGGTACTCCAGCAAATATTAACTATGTTCGCTTGCAACACCCAACACCCTCTGTTGAGCTTACAAAAGTTCTATCGGTTGATTTCTTTAACGGACAAGTTTATGCGGCGGCTCAGTTTGCTGATGGTCGTATTTATCATTATTACAACGGAACAAGAATAACCGATTGGTTTGATGGAAGAGCCAGAGCAAAGATAGAAATAACAGGCGGAACTTTCGGTGGAACTAATGCCACAGGATCGTTTCAAGTTACTGGAGGAACTTCAAATCCTGGTGATAATATTCGTATTATTCGAGTGAATAATGTCGATCTTATTTCTACATCTGTTGCTCATACAGGGAACAATAATACGACAGCTACAAATATTGCAAATGCAATCAATGGTTATACCTCGACCAGCGGATATACAGCTTCAGCTTCTACAAATACAGTAACAATAACTGCTCCCACTTTTGGAATTACCTACAATGGATATGTGTTAGCCGTAGAAGTTCAGCAACAAGCAACTGTCGGCAGTATAACCAATATGGCTGGAGGGATTGATAATGCTGTTACAAATATAACAGTCGATGGTGTGGCTATAATTGGATCTCAGGTTGAATGGAAAACCTCACACTCTGATACAGCTTCAAGGATTGCAACAGCCATAAATGATTTTGGTTCAGCTCCCGAGTACGAAGCTACAGCGGTGGGAGCTTTTGTTAATATTATCGCAAAAGAGTCTGGAACAAGTTATAACAGTAAAGCTGTTGTCGTTACAAAAACTGGAAATGTGACGAGTGTATTTAGTCCAACTTCCCAGACTTCTCTCGATGGAGGAGCGGCAAGCAATACTGTTAATGGGTATACTCCTGGTTCTTTTATCAGACCAGTTAAGACAAAAATGTATGCTTTGTCAGATAGTCTACTCCATTATTCTGGAGTGAATAATCCAGCGGAATGGAACGATAGTTCCGTAGGAGCTGGGTTCATTAACCTAGCAAATAACGCTAAAGGATCGGAGGATCTGAAAGCTCTTGCTAACTATTTTGATAACATTGCTGTCCTTGCTGAAGAGGCTGTGCAGATCTGGTTTATAGATGCTGACGATACAAAAAATGCCCAGATGCAAGTTCTTAATAACACTGGAACGATCGCTCCTGACTCCGTTGTAGAATTTGGTGATAATGATGTCTTTTATCTGGCTTTGTCGGGTATTCGATCTTTACGATCAAGAGACTCCTCAAATGCCGCATTTGTTGGGGATATTGGCAATCCTATTGATGATCTGGTTGTAGAGCAAATTAGAGCAAGTAGAACCACAGCGGAGGTCGCACAAGCAACCCTAGAACCCCGAGATGGAAGATATATGTTAGCAGTGGGAGATACGATTTATGTGTTCAGTTATTTCCCTAGCTCCAATGTTTCGGCTTGGAGTATCTACAAACCAGGATTTTCAGTAGACTCATGGGCGTATGACGGAACTCAAGTATTATGCCGATCTGGTAATAAGCTATATTCTTTGGGTGGAACGAATGGAAATACTTATGATAGTACAACTGTAACAGTCCAGCTTCCGTTTCTGGATGCGTCTGCACCAGCAACTCATAAGAACTTTACATCTGTGGATATGACTTGTGAAAATACTTGGACATTATCGATAGCCACAGACCCTCAAGACATAACAACTGTTGAAGAAATTGTGACTGTTAGCAATACCACTTTCGGATTGGGAAGGGCGGCAATTCAAGGGTATTCCACTCATATTGCACCTAAGATTGTTTGTACTGCATCGGGTGCGGCAAAGATCGGAAATTTAGCTATTCATTATGAAGCAAGTGAGGCTGGATGATGGATTTCTGGAAAGCATCGGAAGAAGAAATTTGGGAAGTAGCATTTAACATGAGAAAGAGGGATTTCGAGGAGATTGAATGTGTGACTTGGTGTG